ACAACTCGGCTACGAATCTCTTTGAGGTGGCAGTCGGCACAGATCAAGTGGCTGGCGGAGTCATTAAATTCTCGGTCAATGTCGTGGACACTACCAACCATAAAGTGCAAACCTATGTCGGCACAGTAAAATACGAAACGCACAACGAAAACGGAACGATCGGTGGAACGATCACCGAAGAAGCAAACCCGGTGACGTATCTTTCGGGTGGCACGCTCGCTACTACCTGGGCAATCACGGCCGGCTCTGGCAAGGTGACTATTTCTCTAAACGCCAATTCATCCTTGGCGGCCATTGCGACTGAGAAACTCGAATACTCGATTGAAAATTATTCAAGAAATGCGGTAACGCAACTTTAGTTTTTGGGAAAGGCGCGCCCTTAAAGAATGCCAAGACCTTTGAAAAGAAAATAGAATTGATGTAAAATCCTTAATGCAGTTTGTCCCGACGGGGACTGTAATTAGGGAGTTCGGGACTAGACGCCCGAGCTCCCTTCTGCGTTAATAATAAATATTTCTCGTCTAGGAAATAGTTATGCAAAACGCATACGCATCGTTTGAGCAGTTTTTAGTAGTGGCTAGGGGTTTGCAGTCGATTACCATTCACGGATACCTGGGATCGGTCAGGCGGATGAAAAAAGTGTTGGGAGAAAATCCAACGCACGAAAATCTGAATCAGTATATCCATAACCTCTACGCTTCCGATTATTCTTACGCCCATAAAACCAATACGGCACTGGCCATCGAAAGATGGACGGAATATATGGGCAACCCGATTAAATTCGGCCGACAGAAAAAACCGAGACAGATCGTCAAAGACACTCTAACCGAAGCCGAAATTACCAAACTTATATTCAACGCTCGCACCCTGCGGGACAAGGCGATGATAACCTTGCTCGCATATTCCGGGTGCAGAAATTTAGAACTCTGTCGGATCAAAGTTAAAGACTTTGATTTCGGCCGGAATACCTTGCGGATCATCAAAGGTAAAGGATTAAAAGACGGCCTGGTGAATGTCTCGCCAGAATGCACTCGCATCCTCCTCGACTACCTAAAAGAATATCGGCGCGAAAGTGAGGACTTTCTTTTTGAAACCTATCAACACAACCAACTCACTACCGGTACTGTGCGCAAACAGGTGCACGTGATCGCGAAAAGGGCGGGGATTACCAAGCGGGTATATCCGCACCTGATTCGCCATTCGCTCGCTTCAAACTTGCTCTTGCGGGGAGCCAATATCATGCTCATCAAAAGCCAACTGCGCCACGCGCACCTGGAAACGACCCTGTGCTACATCAACTCTATTATCTTCGGCGAACGGAACGATTACGAAAAATTTTCGCCGAGTTATTTATAAATTAAAAAAAATATCATGTTTAATTTTCTAAAAAATTTGTTTTCCTCTAAACCCGCTTATGGCCTGGGAGCTTTTGATAGCCCAGTCGATACCAGGGACATCGATCTAGCCGGCATCCAGGTGCCGGTTGTTTTGCCGGACGAATATAAAACAGATATGCCACCTGAAAAGAATCAGGGGATAAAAAGCAAATGTGTCGGGAGCGGAATGACTTTGATTGAAGAACTTTTTTTGAGCAAGAAAGCCGGAGAGTGGATCCTCTTGTCGGATGATGACTTGTATGAGCAGTGCAAACTCATGGATGGTATCCCAGACGTAGCCGGAACATATCCTGCAATCGGGGCAAAGATAGTAACAAAAAGCGGAGTGGCCACAGTAGAAGCTTATAACTCAAAAGACTTCAATAAAATTATGAAAAGTCGGGCGCAAAATAAACTGGAAGGCTATGCTTTCGTGGCGCCGGACTTCCTGGCTATCTGCCAAGCGATTTATCAAAACCTCGCCGTGACGGCCGTGTTTAGTGTAAGTTCTGATTGGTATCGAGGCAAGATTACGAAGGTTCTGACGTCAATCGGGAAACACTGCACGGTCTTGCACGGTTTTAAATTGAGCAACGAAAGTCTAAAAGGGCAGAACAGCTGGGGTGTCGGATGGATCGGGTATATTGCCGGGATCTTCAATAAGGACGTAAAGCCGGGGCATTTTGAGCTTGCCTGGGCTGATTACAAGGACAATATAACCGACATAATCGCTTTTACGCGCATTCCGGCCTATATCTTGGAAGAAGTAAAAAGCAGGCCGTATACCTTTACCCAGGATCTAAAAATCGGAATGACCGGCTACGAAGTTTTGAAGTTACAAGAATATCTCAGTGTGGCGCTGGCGACCGGATACTTTGGGCCCTTGACTCAGAAATTTGTAATGAGATTTCAACAGTCCAAGGGACTAAAGGGAGATGGGATCATCGGGGCTAAAACTAGGGAGAAATTAAACATGAAAAAATCTTATATTGACGACTGGTGCGAAGCGATCAAGCAAATGGAGGGGGCAAAAGCGTATCGGAATAATCCGGGGAATCTGCGCTTTGTCGGGCAACAGTATGCGGTGAACGACAAGGGCTTCTGCAAATTTGATACCTATGAGCATGGATACAATGCGCTCAAGAATCTTTTGCTCCGGGCGTGTACGGGGAAGAGTTCAAACTATGTTCCAGATATGACTTTGTACGAATTTTACGCCGGAGTTTCTGATGAGAAAAAATACGGAAGAAAAATATCTGGGTACGCACCAGATTCAGATGGAAATAATAGCCGTCGTTATTCTCAATTCGTGGCCGATGAATTGGGGGTGCCGGTAGAGACAAAGATTAAAAATTTAATTTAAAAATATTCTATGAAAATATTTAACATGATCGGGGAGTGGTTGTGGTGGAGTAGCAAGAACCCAGACAAAGTTTCTTTGACGATCAAAGGGCTCTTGGGGTTTCTTGCCATTTTGGGAGTGAAAGGTATCGAAGATGCTGAGGGTTTCAGTAACGCGATTGTAAACGTGATCGTTCTTGTGGTTCAGATCTTTACTGCAATTATGGCCGTTTGGGGTTTTATTCGAAAGGTTTATATCACTTTCTTCACCAAATAGTTTTTTCATCAGGGCAGGTTCGACAGATTGGCCTGCCCGAATGAGAAAGTTATTCGAAAAAAGAATATTATGACAAAGAATTCGCCATATCAGGAAACGAGGCATCACATCGTCCCACAATCCCGAACCAAAGGAAAAGGAATCGAAGGCGTCTCGAAAGTAGTCCGCTACTTGCATGAACTTTACCACCATTTATTTGGAAACATGATGCCGGACGAGATCCTCGAATGGCTGAATCAGACTTTTTGGAATAGCGGATACGAAATCACTATCCGAAAGAAATAAGGGCAGGTCTTGTGCTTGCCCTTTTATATTTTCTATGGTGTGGATAACTCATATTGACATCTAAAATATAAAATTGTAATACAAAACTGTAAGGTCGCTTATAAAATATAATATTGACCCATTGTCCCCTAAAGGGATCAGCCGAAAGGCTTGATGCTAGCAATGGTTTGGAATGGTAATATTTTACTTTCTTTCTTGCCAAGAGTAAAATATAATTATCGAAGCTTTGCGAAAGCAGAGCGAGCGCTTTCGGAAGATAGCGCGCACAAACCCACTGACTAGCATCGGTGGGTTTCGTGTTTATGAAAGTCAAAGATTCGTTTAGCAGTTATCTTTCTTATTGTGCCGCGTTTGGCGGGTTTAAGAATATGGGGAATACCAGCAAGACTCTTTACGAGAAAAAAAGATTTTTGTATGGGGCAATATTGAAGTCGGTCGGAGAAAAGGATTTCTCTGGTCTTAACGAATATGACATCGTGGCTGTCCGGGAAGCCGGAGTGATCCACGGTATGTACGGCGCTCAGAGATCGGTGCTCTATTTTCGGCAATTACTTGACTATGCCGAAACAAGACTTGGCCAAAGAGTGCCGTTCAATTATCGTAAAGTAAAAATTCCCTTCGTCCCGGAAAAGAAAGTGGAATATCTTACGCCGGAAGAATTGGAACGAGTACGTGGTGCGTTTGATATACAGACTATGGCCGGATTACGGACCCGAACCTTGATTGAATTTATGATGGGAACGGCTTTACGTATTGGAGAAGTATGTTCGATCAATAAAACAAACTTCGACCTAGAAACAGGGAAGTTTTCTTTTATCGATAAATACGGCGAGGAACAGGAAATGACTTGTCCTGAAAATTCTACGTGGTGGGTTAAAATGTATTTGGCTAGCCGGCATGACGACTGTCCAGCATTATTTATTTCTGGCCGAGCAAGACTTGCCCCCAATAGTTCCAAGGGGTATATTCGAACAAAATTAAAACCGCTTAATATTCCTAAAAAATGTTGCCACCATATTCTCCGAAAAACTTGCGGTACTAATTTATTGCTCGATACGGACATAAAAAGTGTACAAGAGTTTCTCCGGCATAAGGATCCGAAGACTACAATGAAGCACTACACGGCTATAACTCAATATCAAACCAGAGAAGCTACGGCCCGGAATTATACGAATAAATATGTTGTGGCAATGGCGTAGGGTTTATTTTGTTGACATCTATGTTATCATGAAATCATGAAACCACCTCGCAGAGATTTTAAGATGATAGCGAAAGTAAAAGAGTTCAGAAAAAAAGGACTCACTTTTCGCCAAATCGCTAAACTCCTTGGAAAAGACCTAAAAACCCTTTATCGATGGGCTCATTATCAGTAGGCAGTTATCCACAGTAAGGGACTTGCGTGCTTAAAATAGTTGGCATATAATTATTACGACAATGAAATAATCTTCTGTGTGTATTCGAGAAAGACATTTTAACACCACAGTGGAGCAAACGCTAAACGAGCTCCACAGTGGTTAAACGATAAAATATCTTTCTTCAAAAGGCACACAGAAATGTGTGCTTTTTTCATTGTCTGGTCGAACATTAAAAACCAGATAAAAAAGTTCTATGAAAAATCTTTATTGGAAGATCAACGACAAATATGGTATTAAGATCGCCGTTGTTTGTCTCCTAGTAGGTCTCATAGTGGCTTCCTTAAAATAAATGCCAAATATTTATTTTGTTGGAACCCCAAAAAGCCTACTTAGTTTTCTCGAAGAATACGAAAGCCTCTTCGAAGACAAAAGACGGGAGGAGGCCGATCAAGCAAATGTTTATTAAAAGTCGAATATTAGCAGCGTTATATCTGTCTACCCTTGTTCATTTTAGATAACCGATATTCTGGTTTACTGGAATATGCGATTATCAGCACTACTTATAACGCGGTGCGTATGAACGAGGATAGACGGAAAAACTAAAAATGAAATCTAAACCTAAAAAAGTTTCAAAAAAGGTTTCGAAGAAAGAAACCAAAACAAAAAAAAGGGTAGTAAAAAAGACTACTCAAGAATTGAGAATTACGGTTGTCCCTCAACCAATTGTTCCTACAGTAGAAGAACTATCTCAGCCATTGACCACGTCTGGTAAAAAAATGGCCCTAGCTAAAACTTGGGTAAATTCTATCCAACTTATGAACTTGGTAATGCGAACTCCCAAGGAACATGTTTACTCTCGACCGGGGAAAGGCGGGCAAAAGTTTTCCTACGTTACCGGCAATTATGTCGAAAAAGTCCTTAACTTCGTTTTCGGATGGAATTGGGACTTTGAAGTTGTCGAACACGGCCAGACCGGGGATTTTATCTGGGTGCACGGCAAACTTACCGTGAAGAGCCCGGACGGAAAACAGACTATCACTAAGTCTCAATTCGGCAGGGCTGAAGTTAAATATCTTAGGAATGTAACCCACAAACCGGAGAACATGGTTGATTTCGGAAACGATCTAAAGGCTGCTTCTACCGATGCGCTTAAAAAGTGTGCCTCTTTGCTCGGGATTGCTTCTGATGTCTATGGAAAATCTGAATACAAGAGTGAGACCGGAAAGGACCCGATCGAACCTAAGGAACCTAGCGCTAATACTGATACCGTGCCCGGTCCCGATGGTGAACCAGTGTTCACCTGCGCGATAGGGGATGAAATTGTGACACCTCAAGAGGCAGCATTTAGCAAAAAAGTATTCGGTAAGGTTCTATGTCGGGAACATCAGGCCGAGGCTAAGAGGAAAAAATAAACATGGATTTAGACAAAGAATACGAAGCAGAGGTTATTGATTCGGGTACTACTTATCCAGTAGTTCGTGTCAATTTCGAAGAAAAACTGGTTTATCTTAAAACCGGAGAACAAACATATTGTCGAAATGGAATAGAATCTTTTAGTTTTAATCAAGTAAAAATTAAAGAAAAAAGCCATGTCTAAAGTCAAAGAAAAAGACGAGGAAAAGAAATACATAGAGGGAGAACTATATAAAGGAAAAGTGAAATATCGCTTTTATCCAATTTCTCACCAGTATTGGATCTCGGTCAATGGCAGTCCGTTTAAGAGAAAAACCGGGTCCACCACTTTTATCAGCATCAAAGACAAAAGTGTGCCTCTGGGAATCTGGCAACAAACGATGACGCTTGATTTTCTATTGAAACTCATTCATGCCGGCACTAAAGTTAACGAAGATTTAGCCATAGAATCGGTGATCCAAAACGATGTGGCTAAAGAAGAAGCGGTAGACATCGGTTTGGAAATGCACGATTGGCTGGAAAAATACGCACTGTTTAAAATGAAAAAAATTAAAGAGTTCCCAGAAATGCCCAAAATCAAGGAAGCCATCACTGGGGTAAATTCTTTTTTGCAGTGGGAAAGCGAACACAAAGTCAAATTCATTTCAGCCGAGCGCATTGTGTACTCAATGAAGCACGACTACATGGGAACGCTTGATCTTGAAGCGAAGGTGGACGGCGTGCATTGTTTGGTGGACTACAAGTCGTCTAATGGCCTTTACAACAGCGTGCGTATGCAGACCGCCTCTTATGTCGAGGCGGATCATGAAGAGAGAAAAGAAAAGGTGTATGAGGGGCGCTGGGCCTTGCGTTTTTCAAAGTACACCGAAGCAGAATATCTGCGCCGAGAAGAACGCAAAAAGATTCTAAAAGCCCATATTGCACGCATTAAGGGCAAAGAATCCAAGGACTATCAGATCGTGCCTTATCAGGCATTTGAGGCTAGATTTCTGGATAAGAATAAAGGCATGTTGCCGGATGATATGGATGCATTCCTACATTGTGTCGGATTAACGAATTGGAACAAGAGAACGGATTGGTTCTACAACCCAGAATATTAAATTTTATGGCGCAAAAAAGAATGATCGACAAAAAAATATCTGTCTCCGAGCAAATCGCGGATCTCCAGGATTCTACTGTTCAGTTGTTCTTTACTTGGGCTATTCCGCAAGCGGACGATGCCGGGTTGTTGCCAAGATCAGCCCGGCAGTTGAAAGCCATGATCTTCCCGATGAAAGACGACATTACTCCGGTGATGGTAGAAGAAATAATAAAAAAACTTATCGGGGCCAAACTTTGCAAAGAGTACGAATACAACGGGATTGTGTATTTGCAGATAATAAATTTCTACAAATTTCAGACCTTAAAGAGAGATAGGATGCCTCAAACTTTATTCCAATTACCGGACAAAATAAAGAAACCAAAGGACGCTTGGAACCATTTGGAAACCATTGGATTCCAGTTGGAAGACATTGGAAACCAAATGGAAGCTGAAGTGAAGAGAAGAGAAGAGAAGAGAAGAGAAGAGAATATAGACCTCCCTTTTGGGATAAATAAAAAGAAATGGGAAGAATGGGTAAGTTATTTAACAGAAAAAAAGAGGAAAAAACCAACTAATCGTACTCTGAAACTACACCTGGGTAAACTTTCCAAAAATATAACTGGCCACATTGAGATGATCGACAGGGCGATAGATCGAGGATGGTCAAGTGTATTTTTACCAGAAAAAGGATTTAATGGGAACTCTAATTATCAAAAAAGAGTTCGGGGGGCAGAAGAAGACCTGGACAGGAAACTCACCAAGGAAGAAGACGAAGCCCGCAAAAAAATAGAAAAACAGACTGCGCAGTTATTGGGGAAAATAACAACGATATAAAAAATGTACGAGGAAATTAAAAACAAGTTAAAAGATTTTCCAAAATTCCGAGAACGCCGGTTCCGAGTGGAGTATCTTACGATTTTGTCTTTAAGAAAACTTGGGTTTGAAAAGAAAGTAAAAAACGGTAGCACGCTCAGCCTGGAAGAACTAGCGGAGTTTGCCCCGACTTATGTCAGCTACGAAAGAATCTGGCGTTGGGTACTCCGGGACTTCCCGGATTTGCGTGGGAAAGATTACGACACCAAGGAAGAAGTAGAACAGGAAAAAATGTTGAAAATGGGTTATGAGCCGGGATATTACCAAGACATGAAAAAATTATCACTTATTTAAAATGACCCCATATCCTAAAAAAGAAAAATCAATCCCAACTTACGAATCGCAGCACTTTTTGGGTTTGGTAGTGGCTGATCCAATAACCGGGAAAAAGCGGATCAGAATAAACGATGAGATACGATATTCGTACTTTGTAAACCAAAAATGTCAGCGGGGAGATATTGTTTCCTTTTACATCACAAACAAAAGACCCAAAAGGACCGTGGCACAGGTGCATTATTTCTTCGAGTATCTTTCCTTGATTTCTCTTTCTACTGGGAATAGTACACAGGCCCTAAAAGCCTGGGTAACCAACACTTTTTTGCTTAAAGGAATTACGGAGGTTTTTGGAGAAACAGTAAGAATCGTACGAAGCATCACTGAATTAAATATAAGCGAAATGGCTGAACTAATCGAACGAATTTCGGAAACAACCGGCATTCCGCCTCCTCCGACTGAACTTTTTAAACTTCCGCACTCGCCGGAGCAACATGAAAAATTAAAACAAGAAGAAAGGTCGATTTATCAAAATTACAAATGTAAAGTAAAGATAAAAGCGTAATTTATACTTATGACGTCTAGAACTATAACATTCGGACGCTTTAGAGAAATCAAACCATTGTTGCCGTTTTACAAATCAATTAAAACTATGCCGACAGAAGAAAGACTGGAATTTGGATTGATTATGCGGGATGGCAAAACAAACAAATACCGAACAGCTTTTATTGAAGGAGTAGGAGCAAGCATTAAAGATAGAACTTGGAACAGAAAAAAACATCAACACAGTTGTTGTGGAAGCAAAGTACCGTGGCGCCACCTCATAAACTGTTCCAAGGCTGTGAGAAACGCGCCAGACGATTTATCAGATTTAAAAGATTTATGTTAAAACGCAGTTATTTTAAAAGAAAAATCCATAAGCCGATGAAAAGAACAAGATTACGAGTCGTAGGGGATAACGACACGGCTTTAAAAAAGCAGGATATTCAAGACATAGTAAGATTGATTTGTTGCTATCGAGACGGAGGGTGCATTTTAAGAAAACATAGATATTGTGGAGGTGAGGCGCATATTGAAAATGGAAAAATAATCAGCGATAACGTGATTCAGGCAGATCATCTTATCACCCGGGCTAACTCCGCTACCTTTGCCGATACACGTTTGATTGTGTGCTTGTGTAAAAATTGCCACGGCTGGAAAGAATTTCACAAAGAAGAATATGACGAATTGGTAAAAATAATTTTGCCGGCCCCGAGAGTAGCCCTTTGGGAAAAATGCGAAGCAGACATGCATGCACATAAAGTTTATAAAGCAGATTGGTCGTTAGAATTATTAGGGTTAAAAAGAGAACTAAAAACTTACGAAACAATTTAATTCAAAAGATTTTAGTATATAAGAAAAAGATAAACGGCTCGCATCCTACTGCGAAAGAGATGATCTATTTTTTATCAAAGTGTAAAAAGTTTCTGGCCGGGCTGAGTGAAAACGGACAAGTTATTGAATTTGAAGTTGCGGGGGGGGTGCGCCTAAAGAAGAAAAGATAGTGAAGAAGATTTATCGGAAGAGTAAGCCAAAAGTTAGAAAAATTAAAAAAGCGGGCAAGAAATTAAAAAAATCCGGGAGCACGGAAGACATCAAAGAAGCTATCCGAGCAAACATGAAGCCGGCCGAGATAGCTGAAAAGTTTGGAAAGGCAGTCGGAGCGGTTTACGCTCTAAGGAACTACATGAAAAAAAGAGGCCAGCTGGTGCAGAAAGAAGAATCGGAACCAGAAGAAAAAGAAGAAAGCCAGTACGAAAAAGAAATGTATGATGAAGCACTAGAAGATATTTTATCCCTTTTAACCCCTAAAGAATAATGTATAACAAACAAAAAATAACCGAAGTGAAACCGGTGATCGTAGAAAGGGTCGAATATCGTGTAGAGACTGCCCTGTTTGGGCTTTTAAGGTGGGAACGGAAAGTCTGTGCAACTAAACTCGGCGATCGCCTAGAAATATATACTACCGAAGAACCGCAGGAAATTTATCTTAACGGAAAACTCCTATAAAGAATAAAAAAAGTCGAATTATTAACCAATAAAAATACCATGGAACAAAAATTAAAGTGGGACGAAGAAACAAACAAATGTAGTTTAGAGACCAAGAACGATGATGGTTCGGTTTCGGTTGAACCATTGACCCCGGAAGAGGCCGCCGAATGGCAAGCAAAGAATAAATTTTAATCCACACCCGGGTTTATTTCCAGAAAAGCGGGTTATATAATTTAGAAAGAGAAGTCGCATTCTCATTTTACAAGTAAGCTTTTGCAAATGGAAAAATTAAGCGATTGGCTAAAATTAGTTGTCGGAGGATTGGTAAACAATCCCGATGAAGTACGGATTGTTGCTACGGAGGATGAACAAGGTGTTCTATTTACGGTTAATGTCGCTAAGGAAGATACCGGAAAGGTTATCGGCAAGAAAGGTTCTATTGCCGAGGCAATTCGAGTATTACTTCGATCGGCTGGCTATATGGAAGAAATCCGAGCTTCAATGAAAGTGGAGGCTCCTGGAAGTAGTTTTCAACTTAGAAACGAATTCTAAATATCCGTTCAAGTTATGGAAATATTAAAACCGCTTGGAAATGAAAAATCTAAAAAGGTCAAAAACTGGCGCCAAATCAAAAAGGAAGCGTTAGAACTCCGAGATGTGATTGACCATAAAAGATTTACCGGGAACTGGGAAGATGCATATGCGGTATCCCATGTCCAAGTATCCCGGCAACCCAAGAGTTTCTTTGTGGTAAACAAGCGGGTCCGTAAAAGTTTTGGTTCCTGGTGCATCGTAAACGCCAAAATTTTGAAAAAAGAAAAACAGTGTATCTTTCCCGAAGGATGTATGAGTTTCATGTACCGGACAGAAAAAAGGGTCGAACGGCATGCCAAGATTCGAGTTTTTTACTGGATACCGGTATTCAACTTGTTTCTATTCCCAATGCTTAAAACTTTTGACGGAAACAAGGGACGCATTGAAGCATTTATCGTCCAGCACGAGATTGACCACGCGAACGGTATTAACATTTATGGATTATAACGGGTTTATTTTCGAAAGTAGGTAGTTTTATAATTAAGGGAGATGTTCGTTTATTGAATCAATCGGGGTTTCAAATCTTAAAGGTCGGCACCTTAAACCCAGATAGCGCGACACCGAGAAAATGCTTAAGACATTTATCGGCTAACTATCCGGTAGAGAGATGGAGGAGAAATCCCATTGATCCAGTAAATGAGCTTTCCAAGCAAAAATATGTTAAAAAAAGTGATACAGTTTCTTTTAAAAAAGTTTAGTGGTAAAGAGTATCTTTCTCATATTAAATTTCGTCCTGATATAAAAGCCTTGGCCATGGAAACTTATAAAGGCGTGGATATTTTCTATCTAGCTAAGCCGAACACTGATCCAACCAAAGACCCCGAAGGATACCAACCTATCTATCACTGTTTTTATAAAAAACAATTTTATTTCGGAGAGGCAGATACTTTAGAAGAACTAGAAACCCTAGCCCATGCTGATATAGACGATAAGTTTAGAAGTAAAAAATATGAATAAAAAGGAACCTAAAAAAGAAGAGCCTGTTTGGAAAAAACCTATATTAGCGGTACTCCTCCCCAAGGCTATGACTCTCAACGAACCTATCTTAATGAAATGTTCCAAATGCAAAATGCATATCGAGGTTCGATGCACAAACCCAACATGCGAAAACAATGTAAGCAAGTTTTAATATGGAGAAGAAAACAAAAAATAAACAACCACTCGAAAGACATAAAAAAATCTTGGAAAATCTAGGAAAGGGTAAAACCCTAGGAGAAGCTATGAAAGATGCCGGATATTCTCAAAACTATGCTGACAATCCGCAACAGTTAAGAAAAACCAAAAGTTGGGAAACTTTAATAGAAACAGTTTTGTCAGACGATAAACTTATTCAGGTTCACAGTGAATTATTAAACTCTTCGACAATTGATCACTTAACCTTTCCTGTTTTTATTGAAAGCAAATCAAAAAAGAAAAAAGTAAAAGGGGAACAGTTGACTGATGAAGAGATTACGGAACTTCTTAAAAGCGTTAACTGTGTCGTAAAAAAGATAGTTCACGGAGAACAAGCAAGACATGTATATTTTTGGAGCGCTGACAATATGGCTCGCGATAAGGCTTTGGACAAAGCTTATAAACTTAAAGGGAAATACGAACCAGAAGAATACAACTTGAAGTTCAAAGGATTTTCAAAAGAGCAATTAGTCGATTTGATTTTAGGAAAAATAACCAAACAAAAACAATGATTGATTCAAGCAAGGTAAACATAAATGATGTACCAAAAAACTTTTGCGAAGGAGGATTGTGCGGACACAATAAAGAAGCTTTTATGTTTCTCTTGTATTCTGGCCAGCAAATAATTGGCTTTGCTACTACTCCTACCCAAATGAAATCGATCGTTGAGATGTTTGATACCCAGATTGCCGAATATGAAAAGAAATTCGGGAAAATTGAAATACCGAAACCTGGCACAGAACAGTTGATTATAAGTCCGTTTCAACCTGGTAGAGGGGATACGGATAACCCGGGAATTTAAAAATGAGTAAAAACTCCATCGACACAGTCCGAGAAAAGTTGGAAAAACTCAGCGTTGAGGAGTTGCAAGAAATGGCCGAGATCGCTGAAGAGTTAGAAGAGAGGGACTCAATGGAAGCGGCCAAGTACTACGTACCGAACGGTAAAGCGGAAGAGTTTATAAAAATGGTGGGCGCCAATGAGCATTTTGTGAATATGTTTATTGGGGCCAATGGAACGAGCAAGACCGGAACCGGAGCGAATATTGTAGCTAGTATAGTCTTTGGCCCGCAGAGTGATTGGTTTAATCACCCACTCTTTCAAAGATTTCCGTATATCAAAAAAGGGCGTATCATTTCGGACCCGACTACGATCAAGGAAAAGATAATACCGGAGCTGATAAAATGGCTCCCACGCAATACTTACAAGAATTTCCCAGAGAAACTTTACGAAACACAGAAAGAGGGAAAATACTACGCTTCCAAATTTATTTTCAACAATGGCTGGGTGATCGACATAATGTCCAATGAACAGGACTTAAAAAGTTTTGAATCAGTGGACTTGGGTTTTGTTTGGATTGACGAGCCAATGCCGAAAGATAAATTCTTGGCTACGCTTGCTCGCGGACGTTTGGGTATGATCGTCTTTTGGAGTTATACTCCACTCTTTGCGAGTGGTTGGATTAAAGAATGGATGGACGAACATGTGGCAAGCGGACTGGCCGATTACGTTGAAGCAGAGGCAGAAGATAACTGCAAGATACATGGAGTACGTGGCTTCTTTGAACATAAATATATCCAACAAATGGCAGATTCATACCCGGAGGACGAGAAGCAAGCACGAGTCTTCGGAAAGTTTGGGCACTTGCTTGGCCGAGTGCATAAACGTTTCAACCGCAAAGTGCACGTTATCAAACCGTTTCCAATAAACGAAAAAGATTGGACAACTTATAAAGCGCTTGATCCACATCCGCGCGTGCCGGATCACGTGCTGTATCTTTCGGTAAATAAACACGGAACCAAAATAATTACTGCTGAACTGGTAAGCGAAGGTTTAATTAAAACACTTTACTCTCGGATGATAGACCTGGAATCAAAAATGCACTTTCGTATCGAGAGCCGAATCATTGACCCTTCCGCTTACAATGACGACCAACATCGTGGAGAAAAGAGTATCGGGACTCAATTATTCGACCTAGGAGAAACCTGGATTAAGGGAAGCAAAGACCTGATTGCTGGCATTAAACGCACTGAGGACGCTTTTAATTTTGAAATGGTAGGCGGAAAACTAATCAAAGCGCCAGAATTGTATATTTTTGACACTTGCTTAACCACCATAAAGCAATTGGAAGAATATGTCTGGGCTGAATATAAAGGCAATACGGCGGATAGCCGAGAGAAGTCTGGCCGACCCCAGGACAAAAACGACCATATGCCCGAGAACTTACACCGCTTGCTTTTGGCTGAACCAAAATTCGTGCCTTATCAGCTTCGGAACTATAACCTAGAAGCCTTGAGCACTTCAGGGATGAGCGAGGTGGCTAAAAACGACTTTGATCCATACGATTAGAGTTATCCACATTCGGGTTTATTTCTATAAAACGGGCTTTTAAAATATGAGTATATGGTTAAAGGAATCGCACAAAGTGAAAGGGACAACTCGTGGCATAAAAAACATTTACGCCAAACAAAAGTAAAAAAAGTTTTACATGTAAAAAGATTACTCGCTTATCAAAAACTAGGAGGAAGCAGATTCATGGCCAAGCGAGAATATGCAATCAAAAAAATGGAGAGACAGCGAGAGAAAGATATTCAAAAAGGCATTTTTAAAAAACCATCATTCTTTAGCAGATTATTTAATTTTAAAAGACAAACCTATGCTTAAGCTAAAAAAAATTGAAGTCAAAAAAAATAAAGACATGGAAAATAAGCCGACCATGGATGAGGAGATGATGTCTTATCCTCCGAGTTTCTCTGCCAATGAAAAGCAAATACCGGAAATCGTTGATTGTAAAGTTGGGGAAAAATATAAAATAGTTTTAGAAATAGAAATGAAACGGATGAGTTCTTACGACAACGGAACCAAAAAAAGCACAGACGCTTCTTTTGATGTTTTGGCTTACCAAATGTTAGACGATAAAAAATCTGTAGACGACATGTCAGACGAAGAAATAGAAGCGATGCAGGGTGAGGGTTTAAAAAGTTGATTATGCGAATGAGCGTTTTAAGAAAAACTGAATATGATGGATATACCGTTTATGTGATGCAGTTCGGTTTTATATTTCAATACTTATTTGCAGATAAAAAAGGACGGAACATTTACCAAGATCACATTGAAATGAAACCAAGGCTGGTCGACAGACTGAAATACAAATTTGGGATTACGGATAGCCCATACAGTGAAGAAGATTTAGAGGCCAGCGAGCAGATAGTGCTTTCCGGGGCAATCAAAACAATTGACGCTTTGAAGAATATCGACTAAAGCCACGGGAATCAAGTCGCCGATTCATACAGCCTCGGGAACATAAATGGCTGATACAAAAACCAAACTAAAAATAAAATTTGAAGATATAGAAAGAACCATTGTAGAGAATGACGAAGTGGTGGATGATGTCGTGGATGTCGCCACTCAAACGGCTATTATCAAGCAAGTACAAAGCGAGTACAGTGTAGCCTATCCATTCAACCAGGCCAAACGGAAAAAGAATCTGGCCCGGCTAAAACTCTACAATAACCAAATGAAAGAAGACAAGGCGGTGGGTGATCCGCTTATGTTTACTGTTTTCAATACAGTGCATGCTTCGCTTTATGAAGATCGTCTAATGAATGTCTGGGAAGGACGTGGTGGCCGGGGAGACGAGGATGTGGAGAGCAATTTAAACGCTGTTTCTGAGTATGACTACGATCTGATGCAGAAACCAGAGATTGACTATTACTGGAACTGGGATGCGGAATTCTTTGGGCGTGGACTTTTGCTCAATATGGACTTCGATCGTTCGGAAAGTCGAATGTGTCCGATACCGGAAAATATTGATGCTTCAACATTTATCCGCGATCCACGAGCTTCTTCGGTTAACGGAAACGTGGCCGGGAAAGGATCAATGCGTTTCGGTGGGTGGGAAGTTGGGGCTACTTATTACGAACTAAAGGGTTTGCCTGGATATTTTAATTTAAAACTTCTCCGAAAAACCAAGGACGAGCCGGAAGACTTACTTGACGAATTGCGTTCAGCGCATCGTCAGGCGCAAGGGTTGGAAGATTTTTCTAACCGAGAAGAATCCCTTGGAAAATATGAAAATTACGAATTTCGATTACTTAATTGGTTTACAACTATCAAGGGACAAAAATATCTAGTTACACTCGGAAATGCTCGAAGCGTACTGGTGCGCCTGGTGAAGTTAGACTATAACGGCAAGTGGCCGATTAACGACCGCGCTCTTTATCCTATGGCTTCCAATTGGGATGGAGTATCAATACCTGACCTAACAGAAGACAAACAAAGGGGACGCGCGAAGCTTTTGAATATTGCAATGGAATCTGCCACAGCCGAAGTAACACCAAGTTATCTTTTTGACCAGACACGAATTAAAAACAAAAATGATTTGAATCTGCGTATCAATAAATTTATTGCGGTGGACGGCCGGGTAGATAACGCTATGATGCCGGTACAGAAATCTACTGCGCACCAATTTGCCACGCTCATTATGGATGTGCTTGATCAGTCTGCCCAAAGGGCTACAGCTGCCACCGAATTGCGCCAAGGAGTCCAAAGCAAGGTTGGTAGAACACTAGGGGAACAACAAATGGCAATTGCGGGTGGAGATACTCGCTTTGGAATGTCTGCCAAGATTTATGGCTGGAGCGATCGCGCTTTCTGGCTCCAGTGGTATGTCCTTTACAAAAAACATTTCAAGGATGGCATCGACAAGAAAGTAGTGCGTATCCAGGGGGCAATGGCTCCGACCTGGCGTGAATTTACCCGAGAAAATCTTATCTCAACCGTTGACCCAGATGTGCGAATCGAATCCCGGATTGTTTCCGAATACAAAAAACAGCGTGATCGAGACAGTTTTAGTAATTTCGTTTCTGTGGCAATGCAAGACCCGGAAGTAAACAAAAGATTCTTAGAGAAGAGATTGGCAAAGTTAAATGGGATGTCTAAAGAAGAAATTGACTTAGCATTTCCTCCTACCGTAGACGAGATTCAGGCCGAAGACGAAAACAAACTTTTGAACAACAAGCAATTGCCAAAGATTTCGGTGATGGATGATCATATGACCCACATTGATATTCATTCAAAAGCAAACCAAAACGCTTGGAGTTTGGCGCATATGCAAGCGCATAAGAAATTAATGGTGACCAAGCGGGACCGAACAGATCTATTTCCTCCAAAACAAGGATTACAAATTAAGGAAACCGCTTCACAGCAAACGGGCGCACCTGTGGTAGAAACCGCATCCGCTCCGGTTGCTGCTCCAGCGACCATAGAATAAAATGTCTGATTTTACGAAGGAACCACAAAGAGCTATAGCAATTTTAAAAGAAGGAACCAAGAGCGATTTTTGGAAGATCATTATCGAAGCGCTCGAAGATAGTCGACATTTTATCGAAGAACAACAGGAGTCTGAAGATATGCAGGAACTTTTGCCAGAGCAATACAAATTTACCAATGAACTGTATAAAGCCAAAAAAGAATTTCTGAGCACTCTGATTAAGACACCCGAGAATATCGTTTCTTGGCTCGAGAGTCCGCCAGAAGAAAGAGAGAAAGAGTTTGACCCATATGACAAGGGATAAAAAGTTCTTTAAAACTAAATAGTCAGACCAAGGAGCAAGAAGGATTCAAGCCGGTAGCAATAAATTTGCTTTCGCCTTGAGTCCTAACCGGCTCAACATTATCCGTCTAGCGAAATTGTTTTCTCGCCATTTCATTTTCGCTATGTTTAACCTAAAAACACTATGGCAGAAGAAAATAAGAATGCCGCTCCGACCGAAGAGTACAACGATGATGGGTCTAAAAACCCTGATTACGTTCCTCCGAAAACCGGAAGCGAGGGTGCAGACGCCGGCACCGAAAAGAAAGGCGCAGACAATAAGGATGATAAGGGAACAGGAGAAGGGGACGACAAGGGAACGGTAGAGTTTGACGACACTATCAATCCTGAGAAGCCTCCCGAGATACCGATTCGGAAGAGTACTGCTCAGCATATAATCGCTCGCAAAAACGAGAAGATTAAAAAACTGCAGCAGAAAAACAAGGAGCAAATGCCAGAAAATAATGACGATGGCGAAGAAGATGATGGCGAAGGATCCGGGGATGATACGACCAAGGACACTAAAAATGAAATTGGCCGACAAGTCCAAAAGACCCTAGCTCCTTTACTCGATAAGTTAGCCAACGATGAAGACGAAAAGGAACTGCAAAATCTTTTCACGACTGAACCAGAATCCGAGAAGTACGCGAATCACATTCGGGCGTATATGGCGCACGACGTGTATAAAGGAGTCTCACCGGCAGTTATCTACCACCATTTGGCTTTCACTACAGCTCAAGCTTTGGGTGTGAAGAAAAAGCAAACGGCTGACCTGGAAACTAAAAATCTGAAAGGAGGCGGTAGAACGATTGTTGATAATGGGAGTACGACAGGCCTGCCTTCCGCCGAAGATATAGCCAATATGTCTGAGGAGGAATTCGGGAAGATGCAGGAAAATGTTTTGCAGGGTAAATTCCTCAAAAATTAACGTTACGGAATTATCCACTTAAAACGTCCGTTAGAACTATGCCGATTAAAGGCAAAATCTAGCAAAAAAAATGGCTGATACCACAACTACTGATGTTGCGGCTGGCGTAAATAATTTTTACTCCAGAGTTATGCTGAAGGCGGCTCGTCCGCTTTTGGTTCACCTGAAATGGGCGCAAGTAAAGGACATTCCACGGAATAACTCTATGGTTATCAAATTCCGCCGGTACGGTTTGCTTTCTGCAAATACGACCGCCCTTTCCGAAGGGGTGACCCCGTCTGGTACTTCGCTTTCCGTTACTGATGTTTCCGCTACGTGCGCGCAGTATGGCGATTATGTAACTTTGACCGACGTTCTCCAGTTCTCAACCTTGGATCCGATTCTTACCGAAACTGCGGATCTCTTGGGTCAACAGGCTGGAAACTCACTCGATCAAATTTGCCGCGATGTTCTCATTGCCGGCGCTTCTCACCAATATGCTTCAAGCGCAACGTCTTCCAACACCGTGACTGCAACTATGACTCTTACTCGCGATGAAATCCGAGAAGCTGTCAGAACTTTGCAGAATAACGATGCCCAGAAGATTACCCGAATGGTGAATCCTTCAACCGGATTCAATACTTCTCCTATCAACGCCGCTTTTATTGGAATAGTTGATGCTTATACTCTTTATGACCTAAAGAGCGAGGCAGGTTTTATCCCGGTGGAAGAATACGCCAACCAGGCCGGCGTGATGGAAGGAGAAGTAGGAGCTATGGATGATGTCCGTTTCGTTATGACAACGAATGGATACAGTGTAGCTGCTTCTCTTACTACAGTTCACAAGACTCTGATTATTGCCCAGAACTTTTATGGGATTTCCCGAATTTCTGGCGAAGCAATGAAGAATATTGTGAAGCCTCTCGGTTCAGCCGGAACTGCCGATCCTTTGGATCAGCGTTCAACTTCCGGTTGGAAGGCTACGTTCGTCGCAAAAGTTCTCAACAGCAACTTTGGAGTCGCTATTGAGCACGGTGTTACAGCCTAGTTCGTTCATTACCAAATAATTAACCAAATTAGTTATGGCCAAACCGAAAAAGTTGACCCCTAAGGAAGACAAACCGAAAAAGTTGGAGGAAGAAATTCCGACCAAGCTTTCTTCCCAAGAGGTCGAGGACGATGTGGAGTACGAGGAAGAGTCGGGGGATGGAGATTATCTCCGACAGTACCAGTACAAAAAGGTTAACAACAGACCAATGACCGGCGGAGAGTTAACCGACCCGGACAAGGGAAGTAAGGCAGAAAGAATGAAAGCAGCTCTACTCGAGCAGGAGAGCGTAACCATGCTTATTCCACTGCCTGAAGGTACGGACCCAAAAATTCCGTATTCTGTTTCTCTGAACGGCTATCGCCTGGATTTTCCTACCAATACTTATATCCAAGTGCCAAAGCAGGTCGCCGAAGTTATTAGCGAAGCTAATAACCAGACCCGCGTTGCCTTGGAACAGTTTAAGATTGGTGGCAATAAGAAAAAGGAAGACGCATTACAGTAAAGGTTTTATCAGGTTTCTTTAATCACTCTCCGCCGAAAGTCCGAAAGGAGCGAAAGTAGGAGAGGAAACAAATGGCTATTACCTCAACACAGGTAAAAAATTCAGCCTCAGTCGTCCAAATCGCAGTCGGACGTTATATTGATACAGGAACTGCGGCCGCTTTCACTATCACTATCGGCTTTAAGCCGTTGTTTGTGGAAGTGTTGAATTGCTCTTCCGGGGATGAATATAAATGGGCGCATGGCATGGCTGCTGCTTCCGCTTTTAAGCGGGTAACGGCTGGTACCTCGTCTATTATTACTTCTCTTGGAATCACGCAACTCTCTTACGGATTCACTGTTGGGTTGGATACAGATATAAATGTTTCCAGCGAACAGCTAACTTGGGTCGCTCTGGGCTAGTGATTACAAATGCCGTGTTCTGGTATCGCCCGGTCGTGCAGCGGCCACGTAACAGCCGGGCGAATAAAACCAAATGAATTTTGAAACTAAAATTGCTGATGCGGTCCGCCTAGCGGTACACGATGATACTCTCCGCGCCAGTGTTCTCACTACCGGGGAAGTATTCTTTGTGGTTGAAGATTCTGATACTGAATATGCCAAAATGGCCCAACGTTATGGAAAAAAGAGAGTATTTTTAACTCTCAACGAAGCCTATGATGCGAGCACTGAAAATAGAGGAGACTCAATTTTCATGAGCGCTTCTACCACTCATTCTCTCTCGGCTGGCATTACCTGGTCAAAGAGCAGAATAAATGTGATTGGCCTAGACGGTGGGGGCAGGTCTATTCAGCAAGGTACTAAAGTTGATTATACCGGGGATGGAAATTATGCTGCCACAATCAGCATTACCGGAACTCGCAACAGCTTTAGAAATCTGAAAGTCACCAATAATGGAACACACGCGAATAGCATTGCGGCCATTATTGATGCCGGAGAAGGAACCCTGATCGAAAACTGTTCTGTTCAAAAACTTACCGACCTTGATCAGACTACAGTGGCAGATTTTATCTGCCGATCGGATTCTGCCACTTACACCAACATTGAATTCGGGTTTGACACCCTGGTTCAAACGGCAGCCCGAAATACGTTTTGGGTTGACGGAGTCACTAAAATGAAAAACCTGCGCATGAAGGATTGCAGATTTATCTCTGCTTGTACTTCGGCCAGCAAGATTCATTTCAAGTGTGCTGCCAATTCTTTCTTGTTTACCAACATTGTAGAGAATTGTATGTTCATTAATTCTATTAATGGAACCCAGGCAGCTATCCAGGCTACGGTTGCGGCCGAAAGCGATGCTTCCAATGTGGAAGGAGTGATTTTGTTCGCTACTCCACATTGCCAGTCTGCTTCATTCGCCACTACTTCCACTGGATTTGTGGTGACTATGACCCCGACTTCGACCACTAACGCATTCGAAGGCAGGACTCCGGCCTAGTTTGTTTGTTCTCTTTGCTTCTCTGTTTCCGCTCGGGAATTTCGACCAGGGAGGCGAGAGGGAGCAAAAAAGCTCTATTTTATAAATTAATTTTAAAATTATGAAAGCAACAAATATATCACTTAAGGAACTGTCAAAGACTTCTCTAGATGCATTTAATATCCTCAAATGCGATCCAGGTTCTTTCGCTGGTGGGACATCCAACGCGCGCGGAGATAAAGACGGAACCAAAGCCGTCTTGCCTCTGTTTAAAGTAACGGGAACAGTTTTGGTTCGAATTTTCGGAGTGTGCACCTTGACTCTTGTGGGTGCCGGAACTATCGAAGTAGGAGTAGCGGGAAATACGGCCGCTCTTTTGGCTCAAATTGCTGATGCTACCAACCTGGCAACTGGAGAGATTTGGAACGATGCCACTCCAACTGATTTAAAAGTAAGCCTATTATCCGATGTACTCGGGCCATATATTGTTTCGGGTGGAAATGCTACCGTGACGATCGATGAAAAAGTTGCCTCTGCCGATATTACTGCGGGCGGTTTGCACTATATTCTCCTTTGGCGTCCGTTGTCGCCGGATGGAAACGTAGAATCCTTACTCTAAAAAACTGATATGACTTCCACAGAATTTGCAACCTTGATACGGTATAAAACTAAAACCAACTCGACTACTTTTACAGATGCCCAAATTTTACTCTTGGCAAATATTTTCAAGAATGAAATAGCCGGGAAAATAGTTGATCGAAATTTAGGATATTTTCTATTGCCTTATACCTTTAACCTGGTTGCGAGTTCTTCTTCGCGCGAGTATGCTTTCCCGGCCGACATTTTGAATCGGATGCATAAACTAGAGATCAAATTTTCGACAGATGACGCTAGGTTCCCTTCAACTTATATCAAAGATTACCAGGGTTCAGAAACAGAAAGCGAAATAGTCAAAAATTTCTCCAATAGTCAGGGAGGTTTTGCGCACACAATTCGCCGGCAAAAACTGTTTATTTTGTCTGGAACGATCTCGGCTGTAACCAGCGGGGGAAATTTGTGGTATCACATTTTCCCGGCAGACCTTTCCTCACTCGTAGGTTCTACAGATATGTCAGTTGATCCGAGTTCAACCTCCTTCGGATTCCCGAAACAATTTCATGAACTCCTGGCCAGGCGGGTCTCGATCGAATGGAAGGGCGCTCAACCTAAACCGCAACCACTTAATCGGCACGAACTTAATTACGAAAATGATTTGCAACTTGCTTTGGATTCCTTGTCGCACCCGGATAATTCGGCGGAGATAATCGGAAATAGTTTACCGATTGAAGAAACCGGAAATAATGGATGGAATTATTAATTAACCCAAAACATGACTTCATTTATCAAAAAAATGAAAGGACAGGTGCAACTTGTAACGGTAATTGTCGGAGCGGGGCTTTCCATGGTCGGTAGTTTAGCGATCTCAACTGTTTCTGCAACTTATACAGCCAATACTAAAGTTCAAATAGTGGAAGAAAGGGAAAATAACCACTATTCCGAAATTCAAAAACAGTTTTCGGATTTGCAAACTCAGATGAATGAAAACAACAAAAATACCAATCAAAAATTGGATCGTTTAATAGAATTACATATCAATTGATAATGGCTTTAATTTTTAATGGACAATTTCAAGGATTAGCAGACAGCAAATGGAGTGGGGTTCCGGGTAGTTTTTATGCGTCTGTGGGAATTGACGGGCACTCTATTCCAGGAGCAATTACTGTACACCAAAAACTTGCCAAAGAATCGGGTGCAACTGTAACCGAACTTTGTAAAGTGAAAGTGGCTTGCTCAAATGGATATTCTTTTTGGTTTTCTTCCGAATCTGGGAAAATCTGGGCACGCAGTTCGGCTGGTTCCTGGAGTTTAGCTCTGACTACTACGGCCGCGGCTGGGGAAGTGAAATGTCTTGGGGCTAAAGAGTACGAAGGTTATATTTACTGGGCAACACAAAGTAGACTTCATAGAATTGCAGTAGCCAACGCAGATGATGCCTGGAGTGGGCAGGAATTAAATTGGGCAACTTTCTCAGTGACGAATCAATACTATCACCCAATGGAAATTCAAGATGCTCGGCTTTTTATTGGAGACGGAAACGTGGTGGCATCAGTAGACCCAGACTATACCAGCGGAACACCAACTACTTTTAATAATAATGCTCTAGACATCTCAAGCCCGCTCGTGATCAAGACTATGATCAAATATCAAATTGATCTCTTGATTGGCACAGTGGTTGGAACTACAGCAACCGTGAATAATACCGAACTAATCCGCTGGGATTGCACTTCGCCTTCTTGGAATACTTCCGATCCAATAGAAGAAGCGGGAATAAACGCTTTTATTCGAGACGATAACTATGTATATGTGAACGCCGGGCGTGCCGGAAATATTTACTACTACAACGGCGAACAACTGGAACCGTTCAAAAGAATTCCCGGAGCTTATTCTAATTCAGTCTATGGATACGTTCACCCAGATGCGGTGGCTAACTACAAAGGTATCCCGGTATTTGGCTTTTCCAATGGATCAGGGAATCCGGCCCCTGAGGGAGTCTATAGTTTCGGCTCCTATTCACGAGACTATCAGAAAGTACTGGACTTGAGTTGGGTAATTTCGGCCGGAGTCACTTCGGGAGTGGAAATAGGAGCTGTTTTGGTATCCGATTTTACTTTATTGGTTTCCTGGAAGACAGCCACGGCAGTAGGCATAGATGCCATTGATTATTCCAATAAATATGCAAGCGCATATTTTGAAACTAGAATGCTTTTTCAAGATCAAAGAGATATTCAAAAAACCTTGCGCGAAATAGCCGCCTATTATAATTCAATGCCGGCAAACTGCGGTTTTACTTTTTCTTACAGTGTCAATGGCGCTGCCTATGTGGCGATTGTAGCTGGGGAAACTTTCAACGATACGGATTCTGCCAGAGTATATGTCCAACCGGGCGTTTCTGAGGTGGGGTCTTTGATGATTAAAGTCGCGTTTACTGTTTCGGGCAATACTGCTCCGGTGCTAGAAGCGCTGGGAGCGGATGCTAATTGATTAATAATTAATTTAAAAATATGGAATACATCATAGGAATTTTAATAGGACTCGGGGCTTTGGCAGTGTGGCAGATTTTTGGCTTTTTTATTCGCAAGGGATACAAAATGGGAGTCAAAAGCGGAACGAATCAAGTGGTGAAATATATTTTTGAGCAGATTCAAGAAAAAGGACAAATTGATTTAATTTTGGATGGGCAAAAAATAACGGTAACCACAAAATAAAAAGAAAAATGGCAGACCTTAATCCACAACCTTTACCGACTCCGACCACTAGAACTACCTTTCAACAACTAAGGCAGTCTTTTCAGAATTTGACTGTAAAAATAACTAAAGAAGCCCTAAACTCTTCAAATTATCTTCCGAATACGCGAGGTTGGAAAATAGACGCAAATGGTGATGTGGAATTTTTTAACGGAGTATTTCGAGGTGCGCTCTCGGCCGCTACGATCGACATCGGCGGAGCGGATACTTCTTCTTTTCACGTCGATATAAACGGCAATCTCTGGGCCGGAGCGGCGACTTTCGATATAAATACGAATCCATTTGCCGTGTCGAACGCGGGAGTTCTGCGAGCCGTTTCCGGCTCGATAGGTGGCTGGGGAATTTCTGATACCGCTTTGTCGACAGGTGCTTTCGATACTTTGAATAAAATGTATTTTGGGACAAGCGGTATTTCGCTTTCAAATACCTTTAAGGTTACTTCTACTGGCGCCTTGACTGCCACTTCTGGGCAGATTGGCGGATTTACCCTTAGTTCTACTTCACTTTACGGCGGGATAATCAAAACAGCCCAAACGGTCGGGGTTGGAAATAATGGAGTGATCATGGATACTGCCGGGCTACGCGGGTATGACAGTGTGCTTGGCTTGGTTTTCAATATTCCTACAGACGGATCGGCTCCAACTTTTTCCTCAGGGATAATCAACAGTACTATTTTTGAAATAAACACCAATGCAATTATGAGAACTTCGGCGACTGTCGGAGATGGCTCAGCTGATTCGGCTGGTATTTTAATAAACAACACCGGTCTATATGCCTGCGAAGCGAACCAGTCCCTGGCCAATGCTAATGT